ATCTCACAAGATTATTCATCAATGGTTAACTTTGCAAGATGCAAATGCCTTGGTGCAAACGTATTAAGAGGCCCAGATCAGATACCTTGGGATGGTAAACTAAAATATGACTATCAACTATGGATAGACTCAGATATCGTATTTGATACAGAGAAGTTTTATCGTTTAGTATGGATGCAAAAGGATATTGCTGGTGGTTGGTATTGTACAGAAGATGGAAAAACTACATCTGTTGCACATTGGTTAGAAGAAGAAGACTTTGCAAAGAATGGTGGAGTGATGAATCACGAAACTATCGAATCTATATCTCGTAGACGCAAGCCTTTTACTGTTGACTACACTGGATTTGGTTGGTTACTTGTTAAGAACGGTGTATTTGAACATAAAGATATGAAATATCCTTGGTTTGCACCTAAAATGCAAGTCTTTGAGTCTGGAGATGTTCAAGATATGTGTGGAGAAGACGTATCTTTCTGTCTAGATGCAAAAGAAGCGGGTATGGAGATCTGGATTGATCCAAAAATCCGTGTTGGACATGAAAAAACGAGGATTATCTAATGACAACACCACAACCAATGGAAAATGTAAAGTACAGGGTCGTAGAATTAGGCACATCAGGCTGGTGTGTCAACGATCCTAAGCAAGATGTAGGTCTTGATAAGGAAGCTGCAAGGGCAAGATTGAACTTTTACATGTCAGAAGGCATTTCTCCAGACAGATTAAGAGCTCAAATAGATAAATAAAAAGAAAACGGTTAAAAGATGGCAGATTCAGATCCAAAATTAGCTCCCCATAACGTAGAAAGTGCTGGTTTTGCTGGTGGAAGTGTTAAAGGACAGTACGATGTGAGTGCTCAAGCAAGAAAAAAGGCTGCTGCAAACAGTAATACATCTCAATCTCCACTCGCTGCTGGTTAAAATCAATCAAAAAAACTTCAAAGACCCCTAAAAGGGTCTTTTTTTGTGTCTAAATAGATTTGAATTACTGTATTTGTTATGGCAGACGATAAAAAATTCATTAATCCTCGACCAGAAGAGGAACTGGCAGACGATCTTTTGCGTGAAGTTGTTGGTGATGACGCCAATGATGAAAAAAGAAAACAAAATTTGAATGAATAATGGCAAAAGTCGATAGAAAACTTGTTAGATCAACTCCATTTAAAGATATAAGCTTGTCATTTAGTCGCCACCCAGTGACAGATGACATCGGAGTCTTTGTAAATGAAGATGCAATCAAGAGATCTGTCACAAATTTAGTGAGAACAAGAGTAGGAGAGCGATTTTATCAAAAATTATTAGGTAGTCCTCTTGAAGATTCCTTATTTGAGCAGCAAGATGGTGATACTGCACTCATTTTAGAGGATGATATACTACTTTTACTTGAGAACTATGAACCTAGAATCGCCAATATTACAGTTACTTGTTCATATGACGTAAATTCAACTGAAATGAACGTAAGAATTGCATACGATATCGTTGGGATGCAGTTTCCACAACAAAATATAGAATTTATTCTCCAATCAACTAGGATATAATGTCTTTCAACCAGTTTACCAACCTAGACTTTGCGGATCTTAGGCAACAAATTAAAGATTACCTTCGTGTAAACAGTGATTTCGCTGATTTTGACTTTGAGGGATCGAACTTTTCGACTCTAATTGACCTTTTAGCGTATAACTCATACATTACTGCTTACAATACGAACATGGCAGTCAATGAATGTTTCCTTGACAGTGCAACTTTGCGTGAAAACGTGGTATCACTAGCAAGAAATATTGGTTATGTACCAAGATCATCCCGATCTGCACAAGCTGTGGTGAATTTTAGTGTAGACTTGGGTACAAATGACACAAAAATCGTAACTTTGAAGGCTGGACAGGTTGCAGTTGGTAATCAATCGGGAAGTAATTACATATTTTCGATTCCAGACGACTTTGTTGCTACAACTGGAGACGATAACATTGCTTTTTTCGATAATTTAAAACTTTATGAAGGAATTTACCTTCAAAAGCAATTTCAAATTGATTATTCTCAACCAAATCAAAGATTTATTCTGCCAAATGCGAATATTGACACAACTTCCATTCGTGTTAACATGTCTTCGACTACAGATGAGACATATACGCTCTATAATAACATTTTAAAAGTAGATTCTACCTCTAAATTGTTCTTAATTCAAGAAATCGAAGATGAACAGTATGAAATTTTGTTTGGTGATGGAATTATTGGTAAAAAACCGCCAGCTGGAGCGATTGTAACTGTAACTTACATTGTTACTAACGGAAAATTAGGAAATGGAGCTAGAAATTTCTCATTTGTTGGTATTTTAAAGGACGACACCAATTCAACAGTCTCACAAGGCATATCAGTTTTGACTACAGCTCAAAAATCCGATATGGGTGACAATATTGAAGATGTGAGTTCTATCAAATACCTTGCACCTCGTATATACTCTTCACAATACCGTGCAGTGACCGCCAATGACTATACAGGTATAATTCCATTCGTATATCCTAACGTTGAATCAGTGACTGCCTATGGTGGAGAGGAGTTAGATCCACCTGAGTATGGAAAAGTGTTTATTTCGATAAAACCGAAAAATGGTTCTTTCTTATCACAAATTACAAAGGACGATATTTCAAGACAACTCAAACAATACTCTATTGCTGGAATCAAACCAGAAATCATTGACTTAAAATATTTGTATGTGGAATTAGATACTTCTGTTTACTACAATACCAATGCAACATCTGATGCAACGGAATTAATCACTTCTGTAACTAGAACATTGACAACTTACTCTAATTCATCAGACATCAATGCTTTTGGTGGTAGATTTAAGTATAGTAAAATTGTTGGATTGATAGATGACTCTGCTAGAGGTGTTACTTCTAACATAACACGAGTAAAAATGAGGAGAGACATCACTCCTGAGATCAATACATTCGCAACTTATGAACTTTGCTACGGAAATGCTTTTTATGACCAACCAAATGGATATGGCGTACGTTCCAGTGGATTTACAGTCAGTGGTATTGACGGAACTTTGTATTTGGGTGACATTCCTACTGCTGGGACGACTGTTGGAAAACTTGTATTCTTTAAACTTGTAAATAATCTTCCTCTAATAGTTAAGAACGATGCTGGAACTGTAGATTACGTTCATGGCGAGATTAATTTAGATGTGGTAAATATAACAGGAGCATCATTAGCAAGTGGAGTCATTGAAGTTGAGGCAATACCCGATTCTAATGACGTTATCGCTTTGAAAGATTTGTATTTACAATTAGACGTTTCAAACAGTACAGTTAAAGCTTTACCTGACGTTGTTTCTTCTGGAGAAAATACATCTGCAACATCATACGTCACAACTTCTAGTTACGCTAGCGAATCAATCTATACAAGATAAATGACCGATATCAAAAGAGTCAAAATCTCTCATGTGATAGAATCACAGATTCCTGAATTTCTCGTTCAGGAATCTCCTTTATTTGTCAAGTTTTTAGATCAATATTACAAATCACAGGAACATCAGTCTGGTATGACTGACTTAGCCAACAACTTGGCTGATTATAGACAGATTGGTGCGTTCAATAATGAGAGTTTAATTCCATCTACAACTACTACACTAAACATATACGCTGGTGACACCACAATAAACGTAGCATCTACCACTGGTTGGCCTGATACTTATGGTTTGTTGAAGATAGACAACGAAGTCATCACATATACTTCTAAAACTGATACACAGTTTCTTGGGTGTGCTAGAGGGTTCAGTGGTATCGACCAGATATCAAGAGAAGATGCTGCAGAGTTTCTAAACTTTACAGATACTGAAGCTGAGGTACATTTAACTGGTTCAACAGTAATTAACTTAAGTAATCTGTTTCTACAGACTTTCTTTACTAAGTTTAAAACAGAATTCCTTCCTGGCTTTGAAAATAGAAGTTTTGTAAGTGGTACATCTGTTACTAACGTACTTACAAGAGCAAAAGACTTTTACATGTCGAAGGGAACTGACTCTTCATATCAGATTCTCTTTAAATTACTATATGGTGAGGACATTGATATCCTCAAACCAATCGAGAGCACGATTGTACCATCAGATAACGTATATTTCAAAACAAAACACGTTCTTGTTGAAAACTTGTTCGGTGGGCAACCATTAGAGACAGTTGGTAACTTTTTATATCAAGATATTGCTGGAATTGGAACTGCTAGTGCTTCAATCTACAATGTAGAGTATAGACCAATAAATCAAAATGATTTTTATGAGATATCACTTGACTCTACATCATTTGATGGATCTTTTCAAGTGCCTGGTAAAACTAAAGCACTAGAATTTACCGAACAAGACGCAGAGACTCTAGTTGTTGACTCTACAGTTGGATTTGGACAAAGTGGAACACTTTTAGTCAAGCCTAGAGATGGTGATAACTTTATAAACCTACGTTATACCGATAAAACAATAAACCAGTTTTTAGGAGTTACTGGTGTTTCAACTTCTTTAGTTTTTGGTGCAGATATACTTGAAAACAAGTTGGCATACGCTTATGCTGGATTTGGACAAACATCATTACTACAATTTAGACTTGTAAACGTAATTGACGAAGTTGATTCTAGTCAATCAACAAATATGCAGATTGGCGACAATCTTAAGTTACTTTCCTTCGGAAAAGACTTTGGAGACGACCCAAAATTCAATAATTGGATTTATAACATTCCTTCAAGTCATGATATTGCAAATGTTAGTCAAGTAAACGTCAATACTTACAGAATAAACATATTAGACTTCTGTGTTTTCTATATTGATGAAATTTTAATTATAAAGAACGCTAATGGTGATCAATCATCAATAACTGTAAAACAAATAGAATATGCGTCAACAAACGTAGAACAAATTTACTCAAACACCATAGTTGTACAAGCTACTGGTGGTATTCCTGTAAATGCGAATGTAATTACTAAAACTGTTACTAAAGCATCTCATAATTCCAATTATTTTACAGAAGTATCTAATTTTCCAGTAGGTATACAAAACAGTTACCTTGATAAGGACGAAAAGTTCTTTTATGTAACTTCAGCTGGTTTACCTAACTATCCTATCTTTGCCACAGATAATAAGGTCTTTGTAAGAACAAGTACAGTAGAGGCCACAGGGTCTGATGGCACACCTCTGTTCGGTGGTGGGTTTACTTACACTATTCAGTCTTTTGACTCTGCCAACGTCACTCTAACATCGCCACCACCTCTGCCACACAATTATGTAACTGGTGATAAGATTTACTGGGATAATACAACAAATAGTGGAATTAATACTGGTGTTTATTTTGTTACTGCAATTAACCAAACTGAGTTTTATCTTTCATTCAGTGGCGCTGACTTATTTGCTAAAAAGTATATTGGTGTTAGAACAGGAACAGTCGGTCAGTTTATATACAAATCTGGTTGGGAAAATAAGACACTCAAGAATCAAAAGATACTTAGAAAGTATCCTTTCAGTAAAGAAAGAGAATTATTTGACGATCCTAATAAAAGAGATGTTAGCAATAGACCCATAGGACTTATGGCGAATGGTGTTGAACTATTCCCTCCTACAGTTTTTGATGAACAGATCTTTCATGGTAATATCACTGAAATAAAGGTAACAAACCCAGGCCAAGACTATGATGTAATTACAGGGCCTCCAATCGTAATTAATGATGCTCAGGGAACTGGTGCTGTTGGTCATGCTAATATAGTTGGATCTTTCAAAGAAATAAAATTAATATCGCCTGGTATTGGATATCAGGAGAAACCAAAGATTACTGTAGAAGGGGGTAATGGTTCTGGTGCAGTTTTAGAATCTAATCTTGTTAGAGGTGCTATTGTTGCCAACTTTAAGGCAGACGGATCATCTGTTAACACCACTGATGAAACTGTCACATTTGAAGAGAGACATAACTTTGAAGTAGGTGAAGGCATAGTTTATGATGCTAGAGGCAACACTCCTATCGTTAACGTTGTTAGTGGATCTACCTACTACGTTGCTCCTGTAAATGAAAAGACAATCAAGTTACATAATACTCCAGAAGATGCTAAAACTGGAATCAACACAGTTAACATTGGAAATATTAGCTTTGGTTTCCACAAATTTACTTCGGTAAATGCCAAAAATACAATAACCAAAATTTATGTAAAAGAATCTGGATCTGGATATTCAAATAGGAAAGTAATTGTATCATCTAGAGGAGTCAATGGTGATACTCAATCAGGTATTAGCACATCTGACGATTACATTCTTGCATATAACCATAGTTTCAAGAACGGTGAGATTGTTGAGTACTCTACAGACGGCACTGTTGCAAGTGGATTATCTACAACAACTCAGTATGCTATAAGAGTCATTGACAATAACAAATTTAGATTATGTGATGTTGGTGTTTCCACACAAAGAAATCTTACAAATTATGACAAAAATAAAACAGCTGTAATTCGCAGTTTGGGCGCTGGTAAACATACTATAAAGTATCCACCTATAGTAGTAAAGATTGAAAGTTTATCTGCTATTGGTAGCACAACTGTTATACAACCAGAAATAGATCCATTAGTTTTGGGATCTGTTGATAACGTCTATCTAGAAGATGGTGGTATTGGTTATGGTTGTACCAATATCATGGATTTCCATAGAAGACCCGATGTTGGTATTTCAACTGTTGTATTCCCAGCTCTTTTAAAACCAATTATTATTGATGGATCTATTGTAGATGTTCAAATTCTTGCATCAGGTCAGGGATACAGACAAGACTCTGACATCATCATATACAGTCCTACAGGAAGCTTTGCTGATATTAGACCTATCATTGGTAATAATAAAATTACAGGTGTTCAGATCCTAGATGGTGGTGTTGGATATGCAAGTAGTGATACGACTCTAGATTTAAGAAACAGAGGTAGATTCGCCAAGTTTATTGGTAATGTAAAAGAGTGGAAAATAAATCAAGTTCAGAAAAATGAAAATATTATAAACGTAGAAGATTCTATATTAACTAAACCAAGTACAAACCCAGAATATCAATTACAAACTATAGGAATGTATCCTCCACAAAAGTTGAGATATCAACTTGGAGATAACATTGATTCTGGTAACTTAGAAACACCTAATGCTTTCCACTCTCCAATATTGGGATTTGCTTATGATGGTAATCCAATATATGGCCCTTATGGTTATCAGAATCCTGATGGTGGAGCTATCAGAAGATTGCAGTCTGGGTATATTCTCAATACTGCCATATTATCTGGTCTAAGACCACCTGGCTTTGCATTTGGATACTTTGTTAATGATTATGTCTTTGACAACTCTGGAGACCTAGACGAGTTCGGTGGTAGGTATTGTGTTACTCCACAGTTCCCTGATGGAACATACGCATACTTCTACAGTGTTGATATTGATTCTAGTGGTATTGCTAAACCAAAATACCCATATCTACTTGGAAACAAATTCAAAGATACTCCAATCGAAGAAAACTTCGTAACTTTCTTTAATCAAGATATTGATATTATCTCTAGAAATCTTACTAGAAATATATCTCCATATTATCTAACGTTTGGTAATTCTGATTATGAACTCATAGATGATGTTAGAGATTCTCTGAAACAAGAGTTTGAGGTTACAAAAACTAGGAGTGCTGGTATCACATCTGTCACAGTATTTTCTAAAGGTGATAACTACAAAATAGATGATACACTAACCTTAGACAATAGGGGAACTGATGGCGGTGGTGCAAATATTGTAGTAAGTGAAATACTAGGAAAGGATGTCAATACAGTAGAGATAGGAATATCGACATTTATTAATACTACTCTAAGATTAAACAAGAAAGAAATTATTGGTGTTACTACAGAACCACATGATATTCTTGATGGTGAAACTATACACATAAGCGGTATAAACACTGCTCAGTTTACAGAGTTCAATGGAACTCGAAAAGTTTCAGTAGAAAGTAGATCTGTAGGATTGGCAACTTACTTAGATGATGTTACAGCTACTGGTGTAAGTACATCTATTTTTGTTACTGACGTAAGAGGATTTGCTCCTAGTGACACTATTGGTATTGGAACTGAAAAATTCATTGTTACTGGAGTCGATGAAAGATTTTCTAGATTATTTGTAAATAGGGAAAACTTTGTTGGTGCTGCTATGACTCATGCAGCTGGAACTAACAATGTTATACTGAAACCCAATAAGTTCTCTTTCCCTGTTGGAAATTCTACTGTAACGAGATTTACTTTTGAAAATTATATAACTTACTTCAATCCACAACAAACAGTTGGTGTTGGTTCTACAGGAACTCACTATACACTACCACTTACAGGATTAAGCACAGTACAGACCATAGAAAATAGATTTGTACCACAACAAAGAATTTATATCAAAGATCACAAGTTCTTTACTGGTCAAAAACTTGTTTACAACATGGGAATTGGTGGAACATCTCTTGTTTGGGCAAAAGTAGCTGCTGGTGCAACATCTGGTGTTGGAACTGAGGTTTTACCAGATGGAGATGTATATGCTATTAACTTTGAACAAGATTACATTGGTATAGCGACTCTTGGATTCCCTACAACTGGTGATGCTGTTTGGTTCTACAATGTTGCGTCTAATTCTGGATTTGCACACTCTTTAGCAACCACATTTGACAAAGTAAATTCCAAAGTTGAGAAATTTTTCGGAACTGTTGGAGTTGCATCGGATCACGGCCTAGAAACTGGAGATTTAATTACAATAGATGCCTTACCCAAATCTACTGAATCTACAATTATTAGATATGACCCAGTTCTTGCTAAAGTAACTACAAAAAGAGTAGGATTCACATATACAAGTTTTTCTGCTGATCTAACTGAAATAAACATCAATGATGATGATTTACAGAATGGTGATAAGGTTGTTTACTACGATAATGGAAATACAATCAACGGATTAATTAATAATGAGACATATTTTGTTCTTAGAGAAAATACTGACTTCATAAAACTATGTAAGTACAAATCTGACGTATTTGACTCTAACCCTGTCTCCATATCAACAGTAACAACAGCGAGTGCCAATAACTTAAGTTATCTTGCTAAGATAAATCCACCTTTGACATTTACGACTGGTAATACGATTACTTTTGACGTATCTGACCAAAGTTTGTTAGATATGAAATTAGACTTCTTTGCAGACCTTAACTTTACAGAAAAACTAGATGTTAGTGGTACTAATGCCACTGGATTTAATATTTCCCGAAGTGGTGTCTCTGGAAACGCTGATGCTTCGGTAACTATCAAGACTGACACTGATTGGCCAAGTAAAAGCTTCTATAATCTTACACCTGTGGTTCCTTCTGATGCCAGAAAGACATTTGGATCATCTGACACTGAGGTAACTGGTAGAAACAATATTACATTCAATAATATCGTAATTAGAAATGAACATTCTATTATAAAAACCGATGATACTAATTTTACCTTCAATTTGAAGGAAAGACCACTAGAATCTCAAAAGTTCATTTCCAGAACTGGTGTTAGTACGATTACATACAGCACAACGTCTGAAACTGCTAAAGGCCCTATCTTTAAAACAAAAATAAACTTCCCAGGCAGAGGATACACTGTTTTACCAAGAGTGATTGGTTTTGCAAGTGCAGAGGGTAAAGATGCTATTGTAAAAGTATCTTCTCCTGATATTGGTAAGATTGATCTTATTGAGAGAATAAAAGATGGATTTGATTATCCAACTGACCCAACTTTACTTCCATTCTTAAGTGTACCCGCTATTGTCGATATAAGTGGTATTGCTAGGATATCTGAGATCCAAGTAATTGATGGTGGAAGAAGATATAACCAACCTCCAACTCTTGCAGTTCGTGGTAACAGTAATGTTAAAATTGCAGCTCATGTAGAGGGTGGATCTGTTGATAGAGTGGAAATAATCAAAAATGCGTTTGAATTTAAAGAACCTTTGAGTATTATTACAACTGATAACTCAAATGGTTATGATATAGACGCTATAACTCATAGTGGTACTACAGTTACTGCTGAATTGTTATTAGACGCACAATTTAACATTCCAGTCACAACTGGGTTTGCATCTACAGAAACTAAGTTACCTTTTGCAATAGGTGATAAAGTATTCATTGAAGGTTGTAGATTAAAGCCTAATTCCATTCTTGCTGGAGAAAGAAACTTTAACTCTGCTGATTATGACTTTTCATTCTACACAGTTACAGGTGTAAACACTTCAAACGCAACTGTAGAGTTTAGTATGGCATCTGCGCCTGGTATTTCAACAGTAACACTAGGTGAATATGATGATGACTTTACATTGGGATCTATCGTCAACTTCAACGATATGGCTAAGTTTAATATGTTAATCGTTGATGATGCCAAATACATATCTGGTGAAAAAGTTACATCCACTAAATTTGAAGGATTTGTAGCAGAAAATGGTTGGAATGGAAATATCAGTCAATTAAGACTTAGAGATACTTTAGGAACTCTATCATCTGGTGATATTCTGTTTGGTGAAGTTTCTAAATTGAATGGTGAGGTAAGAGATGTAAACAAGTTTAGCGTTAACACTACTTTAGGCGTTACTAGAGACAAAGTTTCTAAAAACGACATGAATATTGGTATTCTTAATGATTTCAGTCAAAGAATATCAGATAACTTCTACTTCCAAAAATTCTCTTATTCAATCAAGAGTAAGTTACCATATACAACATGGAAAGAGTCTGTAAAATCTATTGTTCACCCATCAGGTTTCTTAGAGTTCTCAGACCTCATTGTAGAGAGTGATCCTATTGCAAATGCCCCCAATGTAGGAGTTGCTAAGTCCACCAATATGAAAGTTAAACCAGCTGATATTAAGGTTGATTTGATTTTAAATATTGACAATGATATGTACATGGGTAAGAGAGATAACTTTGCTATAGTTACAGAAGATGATCCTTTACCTGATGGGTCAGTTCAAAGAATATTCTTCCCAGAAGGTAGACCAATCAAGAGTTTCATTATGAACAAGACTAATAAAGTCTTGAATTTAGATGATATCTCTAATGGTTTCAATGGTACTCATGACAGAACAGGAACTCTAGTTGGTAGTAAACAGTTCCAATTATCTACTGGTGGAAAGCCAGTATTCAAAAAATCATTTGCAGCTTCTGGAGTGTTTACTGACGTAGATCTTTTACTTAACGTCATACAGATACAAAACCATGATTTCCAAACTGGACAGCCAGTTGTGTTGGATACTCAAGGTGGTGATAGGATTAGTATTGCAACCACATCTCATACTACAGGCACTAAGGATATTGTTATGTCTGTTGTGACATCTGGTATTGGTGGAAGTGCAATGTATGAAAATGGATATAATGTTCAAATTCCAGGCCCTGTAACAGGAACTGCTGTAACAGAAAATCCTCCAGGCGCTTTGTTCAGAATATATGGATTTGGAAATGCAGATGGAGGTGTGCCTGGCACAGGAGGAAGTGGTAGTGGTTCTATCTTCCAAGTTAAGTTTGACTTTGATCAAACTACTGGACAATGTATTTCTACGGCTGTAACTCTGATCAATGGTGGTAGAGATTATATCGTGGGTGATAACGTAAGTATTGCTGGCACATATCTGGGTGGTGCAACTCCAGCAAACAACTTGACATTCCCTGTAACTAAAACAACAGGATCAAGAGTTGGAATAGAAACAACTTATAGTAATATTCCTTCTACTAATGATGGTGGTGGATCGGGAGCAACATTCAATGTAACTAGAGATGCTAACTTAGATATTTCTGGTGTGAGTGTTGTTACTGGTGGAACTGGATATGCAACTACCAATACAATCTCTATTGCAGGGACATACATAGGTGGGGTAACTCCAGGCGATAATATTACATTATCTCCTGTAGAATGTGGTACAGACAAAATGCCTGACATGATGTTTGTTCAGAAAGTAGATGATTTGAAATTCAGACTTGCTGGATTCTCTACATCATTACCATTTGACTTTACTTCATTAGGAACTGGAACTCATGAGTTATCAGTCACAGAACCTAACAAACAGGCTCTGATTATGGTTGATAATATAATTCAGACTCCTCTAACTAATAAGAGATTGAAGGTTACAGTCTCTGAAGCAGTTGGTATCAGTACAGAAACTATAACTATCAGTGCTGGAATCGGATCATTATCTAAAGGAGATACTCTTAGATTAGATGATGAATTTGTTAAGGTTAAACAAATAGGAGATTCTACATTTGTTAATGCAAGAACAGCAGAAATCGAAAATACTGTTGCTAATGATTTCTTCTATGATACTAACAGATCTAACTCAACAGTTATTAAAGTTTCCGATACTTCGGTGACTTTGGATGATAACCCTCCATATTAACTATAAATAAAGAAAAACGTTTTTAAGTAATGGCTAAACAAGGGATTAGTACTGGTTCGGCTCCCAATGATGGGACGGGCGATACCCTATTGGCAGGGACTATTAAGATCAATAATAATTTTAACGAGATATACGATAAGTTCGGAGACGGTACTAATCTTGTAAGTTTTGTTTCTTTTGCTAGCACTGCTGGATATTCCACCAACTGTGGTATTGCATCAACATCTGTCCTTGCTGGTCTTGCAGCAAGTGTCACAGATAACATTGATATCAATACATCTGGTGTTGTAACAACAAGTTATGCAGATGTCGGTAAAATTACAATTCAACAGCCTGGTGCGATTACAGATGGGCCAATAGAAGTTGGTTTTGCTGCAACAATGTTCCGTATCAAAGCGGACGGTATGGTAGGCATCGGAACATCATTACCCACTTCACAACTAGAAGTTGCATCTTTCTCTAACCAAAGACCAACTATATGGGCAGTTGCGAAAGGTAATGGCCATGGATTCCGAGTATCTGATCAAGATGTAAGTGATAATAAGTCATTTGTAGTTACCAACGAAGCATATTGTGGTGTAGGATCTACCGCTCCAACATGTAGATTGGATGTTAAGGGTGATATTTTAGTCAGTGGCACAAGCACATTAACAGATCAGGTCAACTTCAACTCTGATATTACAGAGAAAGTTGTAGGAAATTTCAGTGATGTCTTGACTGTAAGTGCAGGCGGTACGTTCACCGTTGATGTTTCACAAGGATCTGTAGTATGTGGTGTTGCAACAACATCCATTACTTCATGGGCATTTACTAATGTCAGTGGTCAGAACAGTAAAGCGACTACAACCACACTTATCATCAATGCTGGAGTTGGATATACTTACGGTGATACAACTACAGTCAATGGTGCTTCCATAGCAAATGGAGTTAAATGGGTTGGTGGTAATCCTCCGCCAGCGACATCAAACGAGGATATATTAACGTTTAGTATTATAAGAGACGCTACTGGTGTTACCAGAGTTTATTGTAGCAGTTCTATTAACATTAGTTGAGGGAAACGATTAAATGCCAAGGACTACGCCTGGATCAGGAGCCCTCCTAAAACCAACTTTCGATTCATTCTATGGAGTTAGTTCTGTAGAAGTTCTAAATGGAGGGTCAGGTTATGCAAAAACAGATCCACCTAAAATTGTAATTGAAGGAACATCCGATCCAACAACGGAGGGAGTATTTTTTCCTGTAATTAGTGGTGTTGGAACTATATCGGAAGTTATAATCTTCAAATCTGGATTGGGTTACTATCCAGTTTTTAGTACATCTTCATCTTCTGAAATTGCTGTAGAGAGAGGTGCTTTTGGTACACAAAAGGCTGGTCATGCGGCTGGTATTGCATATTCTGTTTTTGCTGGTGATTATAACATTGTCAAAGATAATATATTTTTCACAGACGCACCTTATGGAAAATCTGGCCCTGTTGGATTAGAAACAGGATCATCATTTTCTGGTAGATTATTTTCAAGAAAATTAGATCCCTTTGACGAAAAAGATAAGAACGTAATACTAGATGATATATCACTAGATTTTACAGGTGTTGCTGGAACTCAATTCACACTGTCTGAAAATACAGGTGTTGTAACTGCTCTCTACAACTCAGTCAACACAGGAGTAGATGTAAACAATAATCCTTTTATATTAATCAATAATATTGTTCAAACACCAGGCCTTGATTTTGAGATAGTAGATTCAGATACAAATAAAATTAATTTCCTAAGTGGTGTTCCAAGAGCGGGAAGAATTAGTAAAGTTGGACTACAAACAGGAGCTGGATATTACTTACCTACCAAAGCTGCAGTAAGAGTTGGTGTAGGTACAACTGGTAGTCTTGAATTTTTACAGATAGAAGGTAAAGGACAGGGTTACAGATCAATACCAGAAATAAGCGTAAGATCCACTCAAGGATATGGTGCAAGTATTACTGCTTTCTTAGGGGTTTCTAGCACATCTAGTGTTGCAATATCAACTGTAACTTACAATCATATATCTGGTATTGCTACATTCAATACAGGTGCAGTTTCTCATGGATTTGAAATTGATGATCGAGTAAGAATTACAGGTGCTGGATTTACATTCACCCCAGTATCTGTTGCAAGAAATATTAACACGTTTGGATTTAATTACATCTCAGGTATTGCAACCATTGGTGTAACTGGTGGACACTATCTTGGTGTAGGGGAAAACCAAAGTAGAAGTTTATTACTTCAGGGTATTCAGGTAAGTGATGGTATATCCACATATACCCTCAGAGAGGACGCCTATCCTGTCACAGAAGTTATTGATAGTCTTAACGTCCTAGTCAACTTAGGCATCGCCACACAACCTTTATCCTATGAGGGAGGCGGAACTGTTCGTGCTGGTGTTGACACTGCCATCATGGAAGGTAGAAATGTCATAGGTTTTGATGTATTAGGAGTTACGACAAATACGATTGAAACATTTATTGGTATATCAACTTTTGAACATCAATATGTTAGTGGTGGTGTAATAAACAGAGCGGAAGCTGGTATTATTACAAACTTTAGTATTGTGGAAGGAGGAACTGGGTTCTACATACCAAAAGATATAAGTTTCTTAGATCAAACTCCCTCAAATGGAATTACAACTATCACTGCTTTTGGTGATCAGGTTGGATCAAGTATAAACATATCTGAATTAGATTACGATTCATTCTCTGGTGTTGCAACTATTCATGCTGCAGCTTCTCACGGATTAACAACCTCAAGTGTAATAAAATTAGCTGGCGTTAAATTCAATACTAACGTTGGAGATATAACATTTCCATCAGATTCACAAAAATATTACGGAGTTACTGGCATTTTAAGTGCAAAGAACTTTACCGTGAATATTGGTGCTGCCATGACAACAACTGGCATACACACTGCACAATCTGGTATTGGTTCATTTATAGAATTTGAAGGTCATGGACTAGAGACTGATGATTTCATTCAAGCAACAGGTATTGCAGTCACATTTACAAGTGCTCCTGCTGTTCAAGTTGGACATGTTGAGTATGATGAGAGATCTGGTATTGCAACTGTTACCACAAGAAAAAATCATAATCTTACAGAAGATGATTGTGTTGTTCTTTCTGGTATTGCATTTACTTGCGACTATGACCCTGCCCTAGGCGTTTCTAGTGCGTTATATGATAATATAACTGGAGTTCTAACTGTCACTACTGCCGCACCTCATGGCTACAAGGTAGGTAAAGATGTTATTCTAACTGGTCTTGCATTTACATGTGCCATAGACAATGGTGCAAAAGATCATTACTATCCAAGAAGTAGATCAACTGCATACGATACTTCCATTCCAATTACAGGATATGCTGGCACTGGGCTTTCAATGGATGTGGGTATATCTCGTGTCAAGAATCAATACGTTCATAGATTTGAAGAGGCAGTTAATGGAGCAATCATATATGGTGGAGATTATCCTCACAAATTCCTTCGTGCAGAAGAAGGTGCATTACTAACTGGTGGCCCATTCTTACATGAGTTCCACAGTGCAACCGCAACATCCACATTTGCTGGTGGTGA